TCATCTACACGGTTACACATCTGTTCCATATCGACCAGACGGTCTTCCAACTCGCGGATGTCCTCCACCCGTGCGTAGGCGTTCATGTCCATAGAGTCTTCGATCGCTTCGACCGACTCTTCAAGACGGTCGATGCGAGCCACTGTGCGGGCAGAAGACCAAGTGATGGTCCCAGCGATCACCGCCACAGACAGGATCAATCCGACCGCGATGGTCGGGATCTTGACTTGGCGGATGTCGGCGGGAGTGTTCACTACTCAGGCGGTGTGGACCACACGACCTCGGACACACGGTCGAAGTTCGCTGGCAGGTCCCGTAGTTCCTGACGGTATGTCACCCACTCTGCCTTCTGCTCGTCGGTGAGTGGTGCGTCGCCCAACTGGGTCCAATCACAGTTCCCCAACATGGCGTTGCGCTGAGAGCGGATCATTCCGAAGTCCTGATCGGCAGCCTCACGCTGCGCGTCCAGTTCGGCTTCTTCTTCTGCCGTCAGTTCGATGTATTCACCGTTGACGACCTTCATTCTTGGCATAACTATGCTCCTTGGATTCCGTACAGATCGAACGTGCTGTAGGCAACAAAGTCATCTACTGCGACACCACCACGGGCGGGGGCAAGATAGATGGACGAGATGGCCGTTGTGCTCTCATACAGGCTGGCGTTCACCGCGACATACCATTGGTTGTCGGTTGAAGAGTTGTTCGGATTGACGCCATACTGGAAAAACTGCTTGAAGCCTGAAGTTGTCGCATAGTTCGGAATCCACCATATAGCCGTTCCAAACGTGTCACCCAAAACGCTCGCTGCTGTAAGTCCGTACTGGTTATCCGCTTGACCCGCCGACGTATTGCGGGAAGTACCCAACGAGGCGGTGTGTGTGTACAGGTAGGTGCTTGAGTATTTTGCCGTTGAGTCGCCATTGAAGCGGAGAGCGAACTGGTCGTAATAGCCCGAATAGTCGGATCGGGCACTCGCCTTGATACACAGATGGTCGTAGGTGCCATCCGTCGGGATAGACGACCAAGTAACTGACGAAGCGGGCAGGCTCAGAGAGTCGTGGGCGAGATGGGTCCAAACAGCCATGATCTAGCCTGTGATCCCGTAGAGGGTGAACTCGGAGCCACGCAACGTCGTGCCAGCAGTCATACCGTTGTAAGCAGCGATGCGAACACCAGTAATCGCTGAAGTGGAATCCAGCACTCCTCCGTTCAATCCCAACCCTGTTGAACTATTCGGCAGACCCGATCCTGCCAGCGCTATCACCGAAGTGTTCTTATTGGTGTTCGCATAGTCCGAAATGTCCACGACAATACAAGCGCAGGCTGCTGTGTCTTGGGAGGCGGCACCCCCGAGCGAGCCATTGAACTGAAAATGGTCGTCATTATGAGTAGCGACAGCGCTTCCAGCCTTCGTTGAGCCAGACGCATACATCATCTGATAGGCGTAGATGGATGAGGTACCCCAAACGCTGCCGCCCGTTTGGAGCCGCACCCCCCACCACGGATTAGCGGTGGTACCTTGGACGGCCCGCCCCGAGGCTCGGACCTGAAGATGCTCGTAACCGCTGCCGATGCCCGTGAAGTCAACGTAGGCGACATCTGCCTCACAATATGTAGTAGCGATTGCTTCGATCACAGCCATCAAGCCACCATCCTTGGGAGAATACCGAACAGGTCAATGCGGGAACCTGAAAGAATGTCGCCAGAAGTGCAACTCATCAGAATAGTCGTGATGGGATCTTGCGACTTCCACGTATGACCCCACATGTCAACTTCGCCAGCGCCGTCCCGATCCCCCGCTCCCTGCGACACGATCGACTTGTACTTGCCGCTGTTGATGTCAAACAGGTGGGAGATGACCGCCCCGAAAATGTTGGCGGTCGCCGTGTTGCCCGTAATGGTTCCTTGCCGAGCCGTGCTGGTTGTCCCAGACCCCGCCGTGACTAAGGCCCCACCCCCGTTGAGATACTGGTATGCGTAGTTGCTTCCCGTATCGCTGTTCAGTTGGAAGTAGGTCGTGTCGTCTGTGCCCGATTTGGTTGACCGAGCATAGGCAATTACGAACAGGTCCATGTATTGCGACCAGTCCCCGACCTGCCCATCATCAGTCGAAGTAAACGTAATGGACGCCGTGTCCGACCCGAGCGTGCGAGTCTCCAAAGCGACCCACGCCTCACCGTCCGTGATCGCACCAGTGGACTCGTCAATGTAAGCAGGGAGTACCATTATGCGGCCACCTCGTAGCGGATCACAACGATGCCAGCACCACCCGAGCCACCATTCAACAGACTGGGGGAGTTGTCGCCACCGCCACCGCCACCGCCCGAGTTCGGGACACCGCTGTTGCCAGAGGCCGACGAAGAACCCGCACCGCCACCGCCGTCACCAGCCGTACCTGAATCCAGAGAGCCTGAACCGCCGCCACCCGCATACGTCGGGGCCGTGGCGGTGATCCCGTAGCCTGTGGCTCCGTCGCCACCGTCGCCGTTTGCGTCGGTGTCGCCCGCTTCGCCCTTGCCACCGCCGCCACCTGAGGTGCCGCTGGAACCGCCAGCGTTTCCTTGACCTGCTGTGCCTGAACCCGCCGTGTGGCCTCCGTACTTTCCACCACCCGACCCGCCACTACCGCCATTCTGGCCCGAGGTGTTGCCCGCCCCACCACCGCCACCCGTGGAAGTAGTGCCCAAAGCCACCGAGTTGGAACCAGACGCCCCCGTGTTGCCAACGGCTGCCCCCGTCCCGCCCGTACCGACGGTAACCGTGTAGGCGCCAGACGACACGGCATAACCCGTACCCGTCTGCATACCGCCTGCACCGCCGCCGCCGACGGCACCAGCACCGCCGCCCGCGATTACCAGCCAGTCCACATTGGCTGTGCCACTAGCCACGACGAACTTGCCGTCGCCACGGAACGTGTGGACCCGATACGTTGTGCCCGAGTCGGTGTATTGGGTGATGATCCCGCCAGTAGCCACAAAACCAGCGCCGAACAGGCCACCGTTCAGCCAAGTAGAGACAGCCGTAGACGGCCACCCACGGGCAGTATCCTTCCGCCCCTTCCAGTTGGAAACGGCGGTAGACGGGTTGGTGCGGTCCTGACGAAACATTTATCAGGCAGTAATACGGTTGACGTAACCGTTGATGTTGATGACGTTCGCTGTCGCAGCGAACGCCTTCACAATCAGACTGTTGTCCAACAGGAAACCGGGGATGATTAGCGTCATGCCCGAATCCGCTGCCAGTTCCAGTTCAACGTAGTCGTCCTGATCGGTTGTTCCACCGTACATCACGGTCAATACGACGGCGGAAGCCGAAGTATTGCACGCATACACCCAAATCTCATCCTTATTGGATGTACCCGAACCGGCTGTATGAATCGTTACGGCAGCGCCCGACGAGGTGCCCGTGACGGAAATGTTCTTACCGTTGGTGCCACCCGACAGTTTTTCCTTTGAATACGTTGCCATTATACCTTTCCTCTATGAGAAAACTTGATTGCCCACTATGTTGTTATCTGAATGGAACGCTGGTGCCGTAGCAGCAGAGGCCCAAGCGACCCCCGCGCTGGCTGAAGAATCTGCCACCAACATGGTCGTATTGGCTCCCACAGCCACCCGCGCAACTGCGTCAGCAGCAGTCGCGGCGATGATGTCTCCCTTGGCATCAACAATGTCCTTCTGTACGACACCCGGCGTGCTGTTGATAAACGCTTCAACGTCGTCAAAGTTCTCGTTCATATCCGCTGCGACGATGGTCGTCCCAGCGGAGAACGTATTCGTAACTGCCAGCGTTGCCATTTACCGGAGTCTCCTTGGCGTATACGTGAAGGCCAAAGCGTTTACTTCCCAATGATGGTTCGTAGACGGACCGTTGACCTTCATACTAATACTTCTTCCTGTCCCAAGTGTGGGCAGATTTAGCACCGAAGCAGTCAAATCAGCGGCAATCGCATCCCACGCAGCGTAATAGGACGAATCCGTGTCGGCGTCATCCCATTTGGCCGTATTCCAAAGGGATGTGGAAACCTTCCCCTCAACGGAAAGACTGAAGGAGTTGGTTTGCTCCGACTTGTCGTAATCTTTGTAAATCTGGACCGGTAGGGTGATTGTCGATTCAGAGGACAGCACGACTCTGGGGCGCCCCCAACGCTTTTTCACGATTGGATCACGGCCAGCGACCCAACGGGTAACGAAATAGGAGGTGATATGGGTTTCAGCGCTGCTCGCGTAACGATCGCTATTGCGATTCTGGTCATCCTCCATATTTACCAATACTCCGGTATTTGCTACACACCCGCCGTAAACGGATGGGGTAGCGTTGGGAGGACGATACGCGTACAGCGGGGCAGCATCGATGTCAGTTGTGACCCAAGCGCCGCCTTCGCCCACGGTTGGGTCATACAACAACGTACGTCTAGTAGTGGTGCCGTCTTCAGTCCAATCAACTGATACGAATAACTTGTTGTGTCCCCAAGCCAACTGCGGAGGGTTGGTAAATGTGATGCGCCCGTCATCGATCGCTGGTTGGAGTTTGGCAAAGAGCCAAACGAAGTTTTGACCGTCAAAGAGGTAGATGCCGTTTGTCGAAGACCAGAAGAATGTTCCGTATGTGGTGGCGACCGGGGAAGACAACGGGATAGAGCCGACGTTGTTGGTCAGGTTCACGACTTGGAAGGAATCTGAATCCCAACCATAGATCGCATGGACACTGTTCGACTTGAACACCAGCAACTTGTCCCCGGCGGGGACTAGGCCGGTGATGTAATCGCCGTGCTCTCCCTTGTCGATGTCCACGTAATCGGCTGCGGTCCACTTTTCGGGGTCGTTGGCGTTGCTCCAACGAACCCGGTACTTGTAGTTCGTGCCCGATTCGACCGTGCTGGCGGTCCATGCGAAGTTGTTCCAGAACGCCAGATACTGCGCTATTGGAAAGTTCCCGGCGGACCCATTCAGCGTTGTTCCCAGATCGGCGCCTGAAGAACCATCCCATTTGAATGAAACAACGTCGCCCGACACCCCGTAAGCGACATTATTCATTGTCATTCCGTACACGCGCGTACCGTTGGTGCGCGCCGTGATGCCAGAAACATTGGTGAAGTTGGCCGTGGTCGCATAGGCCACGGCAGTCCCATAGTTCACCATTATCTGATTGGTGCCGCTATCGGTGTGTAGTCCCCAAATGCCCTTTATGTCGGCACCGAGCGCGGTCGGGTTCAAGCGATCCACACCGTCGCGTTGGCGGACGCCTCCGCGCGGGTCAACAACAACATTCAGGAGGTCCGGCGATTCGTTCTCTTCCAGATTGAACTGATCGCTTCTAAGGTTCAGACCCCCGGTGAAAGCCTCAAGAACCTCAAGTTTGAACTGGCGGGCCATCGCCCGCTACCAGATCACGCCACCGGTATTGGCGTAGCGCAGCCTTCCAAACCCCGCTAGATACCGTGTGGGCCGTCTGCTGTTGGCAACCATCGGTTGAGGCGCAGGAACATCGGCGTAACGGCGCGCCACATTATCCAAGTCCTGAACGAACTGCGCCTGATACTGATTTGCCATAACCGGATCTTCCTGCTGGAGATACGCTTTAGCGGTCGCATAGGTCACAAGGACCGGATGAAACGCCGCAGGCAAATCCGGTTGCGTGCCATCGGCAGTACCAACTCCGAAAGAAGTCGCGTGGCGTAGCGCACGCACATTGACCGTGTAGGCGGCGTCCGGGGTCGGGTAGAAACGTACCGTGTCGTTCCAATAACTCCATTCCCACGGCTCCCCCGACGAGGCAACATCCAACGGATAGTTCCAGTCGGCATCGTCTGACCCGACGTACTGGAGTACGTGATCGTCGGTGCGCATGGCAACGATCTCACGCAGCCCCTGCGTTACGGAGGCGCCTACAGTCGCCAGCGTGTAGTCCTTCGTCGAAGCGGAAGTATTGAAGGTGGTCGCTACCTCGTAGAACGGCCACCGCTTCTCGCTGAATACGATCGTGTCGAATCCCTGACCGATCATGTTGTTCAAAACCGTGTCAGAAATATCGGTTGCGTCAATATCGACAACAGCACGCACCTGCGTCCGCATTTCCGCAATAGTCATCGCGGTCACGATTGCGCCTCCTGCTGCCTTGTGTGGCCGATACAGAGGGTTGACCCGGCCACGGGGCGCGCCTTACAGGGCGCCCCGTGGCGGGTCGTGGCGGAGCAGAACCCGTCCAGAGAGATGGGAGGTTCACCCAAAGCGTCGGTCACCCCCGGCACCATGCGCGCTCCGGCGCGTGAACCCGGAGCATAATGGGATGGTGCTGAGCCGCGTGACCCCGCTGGTTCGGCATTTTTGCCGTATACGAGGGCGATCTCTCTGGACAAGGTTCGCTCCCGGTCTTAGTCAGTCAGACCGTACAGCATACCCTGCCGCGAGCGGTTGCTCGTGGTCAGGTTACCGTAGCAGAGGATCTGCGCGTAACGCGCATCCTGATTGGTTGGACGCACGAACGGCGTCGTCTGGAACCAAGTCTCGGTATGAGCGACAAGGCGCAGGTACTTGGTGTTGAGGAAGAACATCTTCCCGTCCAAGTCCGTGTGGCTGTCGAACGTCACCGGAGCGCCCTTGAAGAGCAGGTTCTGGAAACCCGCGTCCGCAACATTGGCGTCGGTGTACCGCAACTGTGGCTGGAGCAGCGACTCGTACTTCTCGTACTCGTCCTGATCCGTGATGATGATGGTCGGCTGATCGTTACCGACCGACACGGTGTTGTACATCGTCGCCATAGCCACGATAGTCAAAGCACCACCCTGATTGGTGAGAGTTGACCTCCACCAAGAGTTGTCGGAATCGGTGGCATCAATGCCGCCAATGGCGCTACCGGAATCGTTGCCGGTACCGACGAGAGCGTTTAGGCCCAGCCAGTCCTTGCCACCGTTTCCAGCGCCGTTCGACCAAAACATGCTGTTCATGTTCTGGATAATGGTTTCCTCGGCCTGCATGACCTTGCCTTCCAGCAAGTCAATGATCTCGGCCTCACCGTTGTTCTTAGCCTCTTCGATACCGGTGATGGTGACGGTAGCGGCGTACTGCTTCCAGTCGTACTCAGCAGCCGAAATACCGGTCTGAGCAGTCGTGGAAATAGTGTCCGAACCCTCGTAAGAGGCAGCGGTGCTGTTGGTCCCGTAGATGATCGGAACAACAATCTTCGCACCACCGCTGATGCGCCGAATGGTCTGTCCATTGGTCAGCGCATAAAACAGCGGTCGCGCGGTAAAGACGTTATCCGCCAACTTGGGGACATAGTTCTTCAGCGTTGTGCTGAGAATCTGATCGAAGTCGCTGTTACCAGCAGCCATGATCTAGTCTCCTTGGTTAGTTGTCTGATATTTCTCTTTGCGCCAGAGCGAAAGCATCCCGAAGAGAGTTCACGGCGGTAGAAACATTGCTGGACACTACCGATTCAGGACTTCCTGCGGTCGATTCGACCACACTTGCCGCACGCTTTTCATCCACAATGTCGGCGTTTGTGACGCGTTCCTTCAAATCCCCGTAGGTCATGTGAGCGTACGCGGCCTCAAGATTGCCGATGTTGTGCTTCAGAGCGTGAGCGTAAAGTTCCCGTTCGTCAATGTCTGCTTCAAACTTCTCCCGCAGACCCTCTACTTCGTTCGTCATCGTCTGCTGTCTAAGTGCGCGATTATGTTCCTCAATGGAAGATTCCAGTCGTCGCAAGCGAACTTCTTCCGGGTCCAAATCCTCTTCCAACTCTTGCTGGTTGTTCATCTGGGTGCCCGACGCAACCCCGAAAGCATCAGCCAAGGCCGAAACTGCTTCCTGCGGGTTCGCTTCTAATGCTTGGACGATTGCCTCTCCTTGAGCCAATCTCTCGCGTTCGGCTGCCAACTCCTGCGTCTTACGGGTGTAATCCGACTGTCGCTGGTAGCCATTCTGAAGTTCTTCCAATGTGACTTCATGTACTTCGCCGTCAATCTTGACGCTGTACTTGTCGCTTGTTGGGGTCGCTTCAATCATTCGGAATCCTTTCGGTTGTTCCTATAAGGGACATCGGTCTGTCCCATTACAAGTTGGGCAACTCTAACCCCATTTGGTTTTGGAGTTGCGCCAACAGTTCAGGAGGCACCCCACCCGTTGCCTCAAAGACCTGCTCCGGCACCGGACCCGGACCCACGCCGCCGGTTGCCATCGGGTTCGGAGGCGGAGCGCCCCCCATAGCAGCGGGGTCCGGCCCCATCGGCTGCTGCTGAATCAAGAACTTGTCGCCATCGGTGATCCCGAAACCAAACTGAAGCACATACTTCGCCAGTTCCGCCGGATCGACAACAACGCCGATCAGCGGCGCCATAGCGTTCATCAACGAAATGGCCTGCTGTCGCCGGGCTGTCTCATTGAGAGGCTGCGTGGAACCGCCCTCCACCGAGAAGTCGTACTCGCCCACGATGTCGTCCCGCTCGTAAGCGACGAAATATTCCTGCTCGTCCTTGCCGGTGACACGAACCATCTGCGCATCGGTCATGTACTGCTGAACGAGAGCCATCACCATGCGGGCGACCTCGCTGATCGCCAACTCCACGATTGCCAACTTATCGCTGGCGCGGGCATTGCCAGCGTCAGCGATAATCGACGCCTCCGTAGCGGTACGGCGCGTTTCCGGCATCTGGCCTCGCGCATACTCAGATACGCCCGACACCGTGTTGATGTCGGCCTCAATAATGCTGGACTGTTGATAAATCTCCGGCGCCAACGGCACCTGCGGCAACGGTGCAACAACGCTGCCCAAATCCCGGTTCTCGTCCACAACAGGAACGAACCGGCCATCTTCGTCGGATTCCAAAGCCTCACGGCCCTCAGGTCCGAACGACCGCTCATGGTACAAATACTTGCGGGCGTAACGCTTCCGATGGTTGACCATCTGCGTCCGCGTCTTATTTAGTTCTTCCTGTAGCGATTCGATCTGCGCCAAATCACCGATCGGATAGAACGTGTCGGGAACGTCGTAGTTACGCAACATCACGAACGGATGCCCAAACGCGTACGGCATCGGCGTCGGATCCAACAGGTAGTCGTCGCCAGACGTTGCGCATACAGCGAGCGTGCCGTTCTTCAGGTCGTAGTATTCGTACAGGCTGACCCGTTCCACCAGATCGGCGTACTGTTCCCGTTCCGTGTCGTTATCCCACCGGTACCGCACTCCGGCATCCGCCGTCAGCGCCTGCCGAACCTTCGACTTGAAACGCTTGTCCTTTCGCACCTCTTCCAGCGGGCGAACAATCCGCTGAACAATCCACTTGGCATCATCAAGACAAGTCGCCTCAGGATCCACCAGCATGTCAAACGGAGAAATCCGCTCAACGAAAGCCTGATCCTCCACGATTTCCATTCGGGTATTGGGAACGGCGGCAACAAGATCATCGTCGGTGGGTAGTTCCCCGGCCATCGCCGGGTTCTCGTAGGCGAAGTCCTGTACCTCCATCGCTGCGGTAGCGAGTTCCAAGTCTCGCTCGCCCGGCGAGATAGCGCGTTCCTCTTCAACGAACCGCCAACCAACCTTGAGCCAGCCGTGCCCAAGAATCAGGAAGTCCTTTACCGCCCTGCGGAAAGGCTTCCGGTAGTCGTGATGTCTCCACAAATAGTTGATAACCGCTTCTACGAATACGGCCCGATCCTCGTCGCCTTCCTTATTCGCAGTAACCGTGATCTGTGGATGATTGACAGCAACGGACGGGGCGATCACATTGATCGTAGAAAACGCAAGGTTGACGGAAACGCGGTCATAGGAAACATTTCCGACTGCACCGCCAGAGTTACCGAAATAGGTCTTCCCCCGGTACATGTCGATCATGCGACGCCACAACGCGTCGTATCCTTCATCGACACGCCAGTTCTGTGTCAGTTGGATGCGCTCTTTGACCTTGGCGTACTTGTCCGCCTTGGTTTCTTTCGCCATCAGGCCGGTGCCCTCTCAATCGTGCGGCCAGCCGCCGTCGCTTCAGCGATAACCTTCTGCTCCCGCTCGCGCAAAGTCATGTGCTGCTCATCCGCAGGCAACTGGGCGCGTGCACCGCGCCCAGTATCTATACGGATACCAAGCAACTTCTGGCGCCATTCCCACAACTCCGCCAACTCAAGGCGCGTCTTCGGACCCTTCAGGTCCGTGACGTATTCCTCAAACTCTTCGTAGGTCGCGTCGGGAGGAAGAATCAAGTCGGATGGTTAGCACTCTTGGGCTGCTTGGGCGAAGGCTCCACCGAACCGTGAATCCCATGCTGGTTCGTAGGCGTAACGCGCGGCCTCACACCGGCTCCCTTGTCGCCGGGAATCGCGTTGTCGGCTCCTTGGCCGACCCGTGCGTGCTGCGAACCGCCCGGACGGGCGGGACCGTTATACAACTGCTTGGAGTTCAGCACCGGATTGGCACCCATACCCGAAGCGTTGTACTTGTTGGGCTTACTCATAAAAGGACGCTCCTGTTCTAGTTATGTCCTATATAGAGGCTCAAGGTGTCCCACGTACGGAGTGAAGACCGATCGTATCGGCCTCCGGTACCCCAGACGGAACCTGCCGACGCCACCAGTTGAACGTCCAAGTGTCATCAACTTCTTGAACATACTCGGGAATATAGGCGAACTTGCGCATTTGATTCGCCAACGCCAACGCCATCACCCGATCATCGAACGGTGAACCCGACATTTGACCGCGTTCATTGCGGACAAACGTCCGCAACTCCCCCACCGTGTCCTTACACCTCAGAATCAACTCGTCGTTCTTCAACGCCATACCCAAATCGTCAATCATCAACGGCTTCGACGTACGCGTCGTCTTCCACCCGTACTCCTGAGACATCCGATTCGTTTCGCTATTCAACGACCGCTTTCGATAAAGGTTTGGATAGCCCAACTGGCGTAACTGCGTAATCGTCGTAAGACCGTGGTTATTCGACTCCACGCAACACAAAGCGTTTCCATACCAGATCCCAATGTTGTACACCTCATACGCCAACTCATCGGGCGGAATACGCCCATGCCAAATCGCAACCTGCTCCCCAGCCTTCACATCGATCACCTGAACACACGAATAATCGCCATGCCCCAGACCCTCGGCAGTATCGACACCCAGCACATAGCCTGACCAACGCTCAGGAGACTCCCAAACCGTCAACACCTGAACTCCAAAACGTTCTTTTGAAGTTCGTGAAGATACCCCGTCTTCCCGCGCCGCAAATACACAGCCATAGAATCCAAAACATCTAGGTCAAAGACAGGATTACCTGACCTTACGAACGCCTCTTCAGGACTCGTCGGATACTCCTGAGCCAACTGCCACGGCAACATCGACTGCCGCTTGCTCTCATACCACGACTCATCCCGATCCTCCGACGCAGACCACGGAAAAAACATCGGATCGAACTTGTTGTTCCCCGTAGAGGCGCCCGTCCATAGGTGGTGAAAGAAGTTTCCACTTCCATTCGCCGTGCTAAGGCCAATGATTCGACCTCCAACATCAGCGACCGGCTCTATCGAAGCCCATGCTTCCTCCGGGTTCGGAAGGAACGCCCATTCGTCAACCACAACGAGCGATGCTGACTCGCCACGCGCAGGATCGGATGCCGAAGGCATCGAAGTAAC